CCAATTTTAGTTACAGGTATAGCCAGAAGTGGTACTTCATTAATTGCTGGAGTGATTAATATGTGTGGAGCATTTGGTGGAAGAATGGCTGTTGGAGGAAGTGTTCGTCGTGGTATGTTTGAGAATATTAGAATCAGAGAAACCTTGGTTAAGGCTTATTTAAGCAGAACAGGATTTGATGTAGAAGGACAATATCCTTTACCACAAGATGTTGCTATACCAATGAATTGGAAAGATGAAGTTGAGAAGGCTATGGAGGCAGAAGGGTATGAAAAAGGTCCTTGGATGTACAAGGATACAAGAATGGGTTTGATGTGGCCTGTTTGGAATTATGCTTTTCCAGATGCTAAGTGGGTGATTGTAAGAAGGAAGACTACAGACGTTGTTCAGTCTTGTGTTAAGACTGGGTTTATGAAGGCATTTAAGCAAGTTTCTACAAGGCATGAACTTGGATTCACTACCGAGGAAGAAGGATGGTTGTGGTGGATTCATGAGCATGAGAAGAGATTTGTTGAAATGATTACTGAGGGATTAAACTGTAAGGTAATTTGGCCTGAACGAATGGTTACAGGTAATTATAAACAGTTATACGAACTGTTAGATTGGTTAGGTCTAGAATGGAAGACAGAGGTATTGGAGTTTATTGATTCTTCATTGTGGAAGAGCAGACAAAAGAAAGGAGGAGACAATGGCAGTAAGAACGACAGCAGCCGAAGTGAAGCAGATAATGGATGATTGTACAGTCAGTGATTCTATAGTTACTGCTATAATTACATCTGCCAATGCCTTGGTGAATGATGTATTTGAGGATGACTCTGATTTGAGTAGTCAACAGTTAGAAGATATAGAATGTTGGCTTACAGCACATATGGTTGCTGCAGGACCTCAGAGATCAACATCAACAAAGGAAGAAAAGGTTGGAGATGCTGCAGTTACATATACTGGACGATTTGGAAGCTTCTTAGAATCTACCACTTATGGACAGATGGTACTTATACTTGATACGACAGGTAAGATGTCAAGATATATTGGTAAGTCTGGAGCAAGTATTTATGCAATACCAAGCTGATGGGAATAGAAGATATCATAATAAAAAGCTGTACCCAAACGGCTGTCTATTGGGGTAATCCTCAGGAGGATGGAGAGGGAGGTAAGACCTTTGATGCTCCTGTAGAAATATATTGCCGTTGGGAAGACAAAACTCAGGTATTAGGCTTGCTTGGAGAGGATGACAAAGGTGAAAGGAACATATCCCGAGCACTTGTATATCTAACACAAGATGTAGATGTGAATGGTTATTTATATCTTGGAACGTTAGATGATATATATGATGCCTATCCTACTCTTGAGAGCAGTGATACAAATATAGATCCTAGGAGTATTAATGGATGCTGTGTTATAAAGAGATTTGAAAAGACTCCTGTGATGGGATCTACAACGAAGTTTTTAAGAAAAGCATTTTTGACACCATGGCTAAGTTAGGAAAGACAGGACCAATTGGTTACAACTTGACAGAACAATTTGCTGTCATAATGAAGAACCTTAATGCTGAGATAAAGAAGATACCAGGACGTAATTTGAAAGGATTGATTGAGTCTTCCATTATAATACGTCGTGATACCGAGGATACTTCTCCAATTACTCCAATAGACAAAGGTAATTTGAGGGCGAGTTGGTTTACTGTTTCTATTAAAGGTAAGGAAGAAGATCCATTAGGTTTCAGTGGACATTTTAAAGATAATAAGAAGGCAGGGATTAAAGCAAGTCAAATGAAGTCAGAACATTCAACATTAATAGCAGAATGTCAAAGTATGACTGCTGGAGAAGAACCTGTTGTTATTATGGGATACTCTGCTAACTATGCAGCACCTGTACATGAGATGATGGGAGCTAACTTTCAACGTCTGGGGGCAGGTCCTAAATGGTTTGAGACTGCAGTATATAGAAATAAAGATAAGATATTGAAAACGGTTGCTAAAAATGCATACATAAAATGAATGCACCCTCACAGGATATAAAAGACATTCTATTGGCCTACGGAGATTCTTCTGGATTGGATCTGGATTATGGAACCACTCTGTTTATAGCTAAAGAACCTACGAAGCCAAATAATTGTGTAACGATATTTGATACAGGTAGTTTTCCACCTCAGCTTACCTTGAAAGGACAGGGAGAGGATTATTATTATCCCAATATACAAATAAGGGTAAGGAATGAGAAGTTTACGAATGGGTGGAACATGGCTTGGAATATAATGGTTGCCTTACACGGTTTGAACCATCAGACTGTGAATGGAACTTTATATACATTGATTCGATGTACCAGCGGACCCGCCTTGCTGGACTGGGATGAAAATGAAAGAGTACGATTCATATTGAACTTCAATTTACAAAGGAGGTAGATTATGAGTAATGCTATTGCAGGTGTAGGAACCAAATTTAGAAGGTGGGGAGGTAATGCTAATCCTAATTGGGTTGACATTGCCGAGATTACTTCTATTGATGGTCCAACAAAGAGCAGAGATACGATTGAGGTTACAAATCTGGATTCGACGGGAGGATATCGTGAGTTTATTGGAGGGTTCAGGGATGGAGGAACAGTAACTCTTCCTATGAACTTTACCAGGGAGACTTACGAAATAATGAATGATGATTTTGAGGATGATGATCTTCAGAATTATGAGATTCTACTTCCAGATACAGAAGCTACGTCATTTGAATTTACTGCTCTTGTAACAGAGTTAGGACTTGCAGTACCAGCAGATGATAAGATATCAGCCGACGTGACTCTAAAGGTTAGTGGGCAGGTTGTTATCAACTCTGGTTCAGGTTCAAGTGTATAGTAAGAAATAAACTAATCAAGTTATTCTTTATTTTTATTAACCAAAAAATTAAAATTTACTAATCATGGCAGAACAGTTGTTAGATGGAAAGGCTCTTCTTAAGAAAGAAGACCTTACGATTGAAAAAGTTAATCTTGGAAAAGATGAGTATGTATTTGTCCGTCAGATGACAGGACGTGAAAGGGATCGCTTTGAGCAGTCTTTAATAAAGGAAAATAAGAATACTCCAGGTGGATATGATAAAGCACTTGATGACTTTCGTGCTAAGCTTGCTGTTTGTACTGTTTGTGATGGAGCAGGTAAATTACTGCTAGGTCCATTAGACTATTCATTGCTTAGTCAAAACATGAGTGCAGCACGTTTGGAGAAAATTGTTAATAAGGCTCAGAAGTTAAATGCAATAACGGAAGTGGATAAGGAGGAGTTGGTAAAAAACTCAGGAGCCGGCCTGGCCGGCAATTCGCCTTCCGACTTTGTAGAGAGCTCAAAATAATTCATCCTGACTACCTGTTGGATTCGCTCACGTCAAGACAATTAAGTGAGTGGGAGGCATACGACAGAATAGATCCAATAGGTACATGGACAGATTATATGAAGTTTGCCCAGTTAGAGTCATTAATATTTAATATTGTAAGTAAGCTCTATACGAAGAAAGGACATACTCCAGTAACAACGACACCAGCAGATTTTATGCCAAATTGGAGTATGGAAAAGAAAGAGCCAAAAAGGCAAACAGTGGAAGAACAGAAAAAGATACTTCTTGATATATTTGGTAAACATAACAAAAAAGAAGCTAATAATAAAAGAATACCAAAGAGTCTTTCAAAGAAGAAAGAGAAATGAACATAGGGCAGTTAGTTATATCGTTGGGAGTTGATACCTCTGGATTGACTAAGGCAGAGGCTGCAATGATTTCATTTCAGAGGGTATCAACGGCTTCAATAAATGCTGTATCTCAAAGAATAAGAACCTTTGGTTATTTGGCATCTGCCGTTATAACCATGCCAATAGTTATGGCAGGTAAGGCAATGATTAACTCAACCAAAGAGTTTGAATTCTCCATGCAGAAGATTGTGGGTTTAACAGGTACGGCACAAAAGGAGGCAGATGCCTGGAGGGAAAACATCTTTAGAATGGCTAAAGAGTTTGGTAAGTCTCCACAGGAGCTTGCAGAGGCTA